CAGAATTTAGAATCAAATGGCCAAGGGGAGAAATGGGATCTCCACCTGCTGATTCCGAACAGTATATGCTTATTGAACATATGTCCGGACAAATGGATAAAATTACCATTCGTTTAGAAAAAATGATGAACAACGGAGTAAACATCATAAGATTACAAGAAGATGTTAAGGCCATGAGAGATGATATTGAGAAGTTGAAAGACAGTAATCGTAGTATAATTTATGAAAATGGTAACACTCATAAAAAAAAGGAATAAAATGAAGAAAATAATAACAACACTTTTTATATTATTGTTTGTGAATATTGCTATTGCTTTAGAATACAAGCCGGGTAAGGCGCATCCAAATAAAGAGGGCGTTGTTGGTCTATTGTTAATACTAAACGGTACAATAATTGAACACGTTTTTAAACCAAACATATCAACTTGTCTTAAATCTAAAAGAGTAGCACAAAGACAAATGGATTCAAATGGTAAAAGCGAGAGAGTACAATTTGCTTGTAAGATATTAGTAGCAGATTTAGAAGAAGATTCACAGACAAAATATGGATTAAGAATAACTAAAATAATATCAGGAGGAAACTAATGAACAAGTTAGAAAAGTATATAATTATATGTATGTTTTTTACCATACTTTTTGTAGGTTTAAACGTAAAAGCAGAAACACAAGAAGCACTAGATGTTGCTGAGAAGAAAGGCCTTATAGATTTAACTCCATCTGAACCAGAAATAGGCATTGTATTTGCAGTTTGTATATTTGAAAATGAAGATGGTACAAGGAAATTAGTAGATCATAGAGAAGCTATTAATATGAGTCACTGCTTGAAAGAGAAAAGAAAAGCGGAAAAGAAATATAAACAAATGAAGATAGACGGACTAACCGTTGGTTCATTTATATTTGCTTGTGATAAAGTAAAAGCAGAGATAGAGGTATTAGAGAATGGTGATTGGCGTATTGTAAAGATATTAGATAAATATCACGAAGCATATAAAAAGAAGAAGATTTACGAGTAATATATGAAATTTAAAGATTACGTATTAGAAAGTATTATCGATATACCAAGACTTACTTATGCACCTGGTGTATTTGATAATGCTAATACGTCTAATCCAAAAATTAAAGCTAGTGTTAAGAAATTAATTAACAATCAGATTAAAGAATTTGAACAAGACTATCCTATATTGAAAATATCTTTAATTGGTTCTATTCTAACAAAGAGATATAGAAATGACGCAGACTTGGACATCAATGTATTGTTTGATGTACCAAAAGAAAAACAAGAAGATGAAAGAGTAGCACTTTCACAAAAGTATTTGTCTTCTAAAAATCCCGACAATATTCAAGGTAAAGAAATTCCAGGAACTAAACACCCTATTAATTTTTACTTTATTACAGATCAGGAAACATATGACGATCAAAATAAAAAAGCTGATGCTGTGTTTGATATAGAAAAAGATAAGTTTGTTAAACGACCAGATGATTTTGTTTTTAATACAGACTTATATGTAAAAGAGTTTGGAAGAAAAGTACAAGAATTAGACGTAGTTAAAGGTGAACTAAAAAGAGATATAATTGACTATGATGAATTAAAAGAATTACAACCAAATGATGTTTTAGATTTACAAGATAAACTAAACGATAAGATAGAAGAAATAGAAGATAACCTTAACGACATTATTAAGATTGGTGATACTGTTGACGCTGAAAGAAGATCAGCATTTGATAGTGATATGTCACCAGATGAGATTAGAAAGTATGGTATCAAAAATAAATTACCTAAAAATGTTATCTATAAGATGTTAGAAAAATATCACTATCTAAAATTTTATAAGAAATGTAAACAAATTTTAGATGATGGTAAAGTAACAGACGCTGAAATAGATAGTTTAAAAACTGAATCAATTGCTAGTGCTTGGAATACTCTTATTAGAAAAACAATTAAAGCTCCAAGAATGAGAGCAGGTATTAACTTATATTTAAAATATATCAGACAAGGTATGAAAGACGCTAAAAACAAAGCGGCTCAACATGCTGGTATAGATTATAATGAATTTAGTCTAGCAGTTAAAGACGTAGGATTACCAGAGGACTATGTAACAGAAGTCAGATCAGGTAAATTAACTCCAAATAGATCAGGTAAAACAATGGCGTTCACATTTGGTCGTTTTAATCCACCAACAATTGGACACGAAAAGTTAATCAAAAAGGTTGCTAGTCAATCAGCAAATGATTACAGAATATTTTTAAGCAGATCACAAGATAGTAAAAAGAATCCTTTAGATCCAAATACTAAATTGAGATTTATGAAAGATATATTTAAACAATATAGTAACAAGATAGAATTAAATTCTACCAACATGGTTTTAGATTTAGCAACTATGATCTATAAAAAAGATTATGAAAATATTATCATGGTAGTTGGTAGTGATAGAGTAAATGAATTTTCAACGATACTTAAAAAGTATAATGGTACCAAAAGCAGACATGGTTATTATTTTTTTGGTGATATAAACGTAGTATCAGCTGGCGAAAGAGATCCTGACGCTGAAGGAGCAATGGGTATGTCAGCAAGTAAAATGAGAAAAGCTGCAGCAGCTGGAGATTTTAAATTATTTAAAAAAGGATTGCCACCAACATATAGAAGTATACCTAATATTGAAAGATTGATGAAGTCAGTTAGACACGGTATGAACTTGGCTCTGGAATCAAGAGGACCTGTAGCAAGTATGGCAGAATTTGAACAACAACAAATTAGAGATTTATATGTTAGAGAAGTAATCTTTAACATAGGAGATAAAGTAAATTACACAAAAGAAGATTTACAAGGAATAGTAAAAAGAAGAGGAACAAATTATATTGTTTTAGAAGACAATAGTAATAGTTTACATAAGGCTTGGATATGGGATTGTATTCCAATATCATCTGACAAAGAAGCCGCTGTAAGAGAATACAATTTAGATGTAGATTACGGGTTTAAAGCTGTATCTAGTATCGAAGAAGTAACAATTAAAGTGACACCTACACAGGATAAAGTCATAAGTAAAAAGACTAAACGATTTAGCGAATTTAAGAAAGATTTAAATATGAATAAAGATAAAAAAGAATCTTATGAAATTGGACACGATTATGCCAAACATACGATCTCATTAACTCCAGGGCAAGATGGATACGATCCAAACTACAAAGGTGGCGAATATGTCCCTAGTAAACCTGAAGATAACAAGAAACAAGTAGTTACAAGACCTATGACGACTGATATAGGTAAAAAAGATATTGAAAAATGGGCAATGTCGGATGCTACAATTGATAAATATAGAGATAGATATAGAGAAGAATGGCGTTCTAAACTAGACGAAGTAGTAACTAGAATGTTATCAAAATTAGAGATAAACAAGGTAGATATTTAATGAGTAAAACACTAAAAGAATTTAGAACACAGTTACATGAAGCAACAGCTTCAAAAACTAATTTACAATACATTAGAGCTAAAACTGCTAAAAACGATCATTTTGAAACTAGAAGATATATCGCTGCTGAAATTTTAAGAGATAAAAAATTAGCAGATACTTACTCGGCATTAGAAGTAGTACATGACAACTATGCTTCTGTCGTGGGTAATGACGCTATTGCATTAAGACAAAAACTTGAAAGAGAGTTACAAAAACAATTAAAACAAAAAATTTCCAATTGGGACGAAGTATGGAGTGACCTATAATGAGTAGATATAGAAAAACAATGAATGAGGCTTTAAATGAAGTCAATAATAGACATAATATAGAAGAAAATATTTCTGTTAAAAAATATAAAAATGCTGTAACTCCAGACAAAGATGGATTACAAATTTCAAAAAGTGGTGGTATGTCAGGTTCAATTTTTATTAAAAACAAAAAAGAATTAAAAGACTTATTAGATAAACTTAATAAAAACTCATCTAATTTAAAAGAAGAAATTGTTTTACAAGAAGTTGATTTAAAAGAATTTGAAGAAGTTGAGTTAAATGAATTTACTGTAGATCAAATTAGTAAGTTAGCAAAATCGTATGCTGATCTTGCTGGTAAAACAATGTCAATGGCCAATGTAAATAAATTAAGAAAAATATTCGATAAAATACCTGACAGTTCTTTAAATGATTTAAGAAAGAAAAAAATACCTTTTATATCAGGTCTTGCGTTATCACGTATGATACAAAAGAAGATGCCAGTTACTGAAGATATGTCCCAAGGATTTGTTGTAAAATTTACATCTAAAAAAGATGGTAAAATTGGTTCGGCTTGGTATAAAGATGAAAAAGATGCGAAAGAGTTTTTATCAAAATTAAAATCAGACGGCGGTAATGGTGTTATATCTAAAAATGATGGAAAGTATTTTGATGAAACTACAGACGAAGTAATGATAGGTGAAAATAATACTCAGAAGTACACGTGGAAAGATATTAATATTGCGCTTACAAACTCTGGTATGAGCCCACAACAAATTTTAAAAGTTATCTCGGCACTCAAAGGTAAACATATTAAAGAAGAAACACTTGTAGAATTTACCGATAAACAAATCACAATGGCAAAAGGTATTGCTTTTGATAAGAGATATAAAGGTGGTAACATGACTAAAGCAACTGAGATGATTAATAAGATTGCTAAAGGATTAGCAGACAACCCTGAAGTTGCAAATGCGTTACGACAAGCAAATGAAGAAGTGGAAGTTGAAGAAGGTAAAATGTCGGATATTCACAATATGATGAAAGATGGTAAGTCAGCAACAGAAATAGCAAAAGCATTAAAACTTAATCCTAAAACTCTTAAAGATATTTTAGGCGAAGTACAAGAAGCAAATGATGTTCCAGCGACTGATAAAAAAGAACCTACTGAAGAAGGTGAATCTGTAGAAAAACAATTGATGGCTGCTTTAGCTCAAGTAGCATTATTAAAACAAAAATTAGAAAATGAAAAGAACAAAGCAGTTAAACCAAAACCAAATCCAATAACTGGAGAAGTTCCATTAACTGTTGGTATTGCTCACGCAGAGTTTAAAAAAGAAAAAGAAAAAGAAGTTAAAGAAACTTACATTGTAAAATATGTAGACCCTTTAAACAAAAAGAATTTACGTATGAAACACCCTAATGAAAAAGACGCACAAGATATGAAGGATAGATTGAAAAAAAGTGGTGTTAAAGAGATTGAAATAGTAAAAGAAGCTATGAGTGATAAAGAAAACAGAGTACAAAGAGCAAAAGATATGATTAAGTATTATGATGCTCAAAAGAAAGCCGCTCTGAAAGGTAAGAATAAAGATTTAGCAAAAAAGATGTTAAAAAATGAAATGACTGGTGCAGCTAACTTGGTAGATAAAATACTATCGAAAAAATTAAAAGGAGAGAAGTAATGAATTATTTAAAACACAAACCAGGTAGTATTGAAGAAATATCAGCAAAAATGTCAAATTATGCTACTGAATCAGAATATAAAAAAGTATTCAAAAAAGAATTAGAAAAGTCGGGTAAAGGAATTGGTGCTATGACACCTGCTGAAAAAAAGAATTTCTTTAATGACATAGACAGCAAGTACACAGCAAAAAATGAAGAAGATGCTTACGAGAATGATAGATATATTATCAAAAATGGTAAAGCAACTTTAGACAATTCAAATACACCTGATAAAAAAAATCATGTATATGCTGATGGTCATAAAGACGCTGAAAAGAAAGCAAAAGAAAAAGGCATTAAAGAAGAAGCAGTTAAACAAGAATCTATGTTAGATGCTGTTAAATCTGTATGGCAAATGGCTGCTGAAGAAGAAGAAAAAAAAGGTACAGCTGAAGGCGAACCTGAATTTAAAAATCCTAAAAACATTAAAGGTTCAAAAAATAATACATTCAAGGGAAAAGCTGACACAGGTACAAAGAAAACACAAGTGCAACTAGAACCAGAAGTCGATTACAAAAATTAATCTAAAAATCTTCACATTATGAAAAATCTACCAAGAATATATTGTGATATGGATGGTGTACTTTGTGACTTTACAACACAAGTAGAGAAAGCCGCTGGAACGTCTAAAGCTAAATGGATGGCTAAAGGTGGAAGCGAAAAATGGCTTAAAGTATTAGAATATCCTAAGTTTTGGGAAAATATGCCTTGGATATCACAAGGTAAAGTCATGTGGAACTTCATCAGTAAGTATAAACCACACATACTATCAGCATATTTAGAAAAGACATTTGATCCTAATTGTATACCAGGTAAGTCTGCTTGGTGTAGAAAGAATTTAGGGTTATCTGGAGGTAGAGTTAATCTAGTAAGAAGATCAGATAAAAAAAATTATGCTAAAGTAGGGGGTCAACCTGCGATACTAATAGACGATTACGATAAAAACACATCACAATTTACACAAAAAGGCGGTATAGGGATTACATTTAAATCTGCTAGTCAAGTCATCGCTGAGTTAAAAAAACTGGGCTTCTAATATCTATTCTTATAAATATTAGGGTTATATAACAAAAACAAATTAAACGTTTAAATTAAGGAGATTTTATGAGTTTATGGGGAAATGACATTAAACCTAAAAATCTAACTACTGCAGAAGCCAAAGAAGTTTTTGCGACACCACAAGGGTGGGTTAGAGAAGCAGGTTCAATACTTTCTGGTAATGGCAATACGAGTGCTGATCCAGAAGTATTAGTAGCAATCGGAGGATTGAACGTGAATATGGGTACGGCAAATATTACAGAAATTGAATGGATTACTACAACAGCAGATGTATCAGCAGGATACCTTATGTCTGTTAGAGTAAGATTTAATGAAGCAGTAGATATTACTAGTACACCGTATGTTGCGGTACAAAATAATAACGCAGGTTCTGGTTCAGGACGTGGACCTTACAACTTGCAATACGCAAGTGGTACAGGAACAAATGAAATTGTATTTACTTCAACAATAGCTGCAGCTTCAGCAGCAACAGCCGCAGATGATGTACTTAGCATTGGCGCTAACGCAATGAATCTTGACGGTGGTACAGTTAAAGATGCAGGTACAACAACAGCATCAGCTATTACTAATGCAGTAGGCATTGGTACAGCGGCTGGTACAGTTACAGTAGTAGCATAATAACAAAATCATATAAGGGCGCTCAAAGTGCCCTTATATATACTATATGAATAAATTGATCTAGGAATTACCTAGAGTAGCATTCCCGAAAAGGGTTAACAGGAGAAAAGAAATGGCAGATAAGAAAATAACAGCGTTGTCGGATATAGGTAACGCCCTTGCAAGTGCAGACTTGTTTCACGTGGTTGATGATCCAGCAGGAACACCAATCAATAAAAAAATAACAGCAGAAGATGTATTTAATAATGTACCCTCATGGTTAGGTTTAAAACAAGCTTCTCAAACAATCACAGCAGATGGTACAGCAACTACAGCAGTTGATATACTATCAGCAATAACAGAAATCAATGCAACTTCAGCAACACACGCTTGTGCTATAGCTGATGGAGCAGATGGTCAAGTAAAGACAATTATCAATACTTCAACATCTGGAACTTATGCAGTAACTATCACTCCAGCAAATTTAAGAGGTTATACAACAATAACATTAAATGCGCCAGGTGAAACTGTGACTTTATTATTTAAAAATTCAAACTGGAATGTTATCGCCAATCAAGGCGCTGTTGTTGCATAATATATAATAGGAGTATATAAATGAGTATTGATACAAATACATTAGTAACTGAAGGAGAAACATTAAAAAAAGATTTTGATTCTCTATCACAAAAGATTGCGAAAGTTGAAAAAGATTTAGGTACAATGAAAAGCAATTTGAATGCTGTTTTTGGAGCTATTCAATTAACAGATAAATTAATCGCAGATTCAACTAAATCTGATCCCGTACCAGATGAAGTAACGGCAACAGAAGTAGAAGATGTACAAAACCCGAGTTAAAAATGAAAACATTTAAAACTTATACGAAAGAACAAGATATAAAAGATTTTGAAGAAGATGTATTAGGTAAAGACACATCATCTGATAAAACTGTATCTAAAGAAGAAGAAACAAAAGAGGAAACAAATGAAAACGTTTAAACAACACATAAAAGAATACACAGGGTATACTGGTGATGCACAAGGAGTTGGTACACAAGTACAAAACTCTATTGAAGATGGTTCAATAGGTGCTCATAACATACATGATCCTGCAGTATTGGAAAGAGTAAATGCTTTCGTTAGCTCAATTGGCGCTAGAGAATTTTTAAATCCTCAACAGGCAATAGACGAGTTAAGAGAAAAGTTACAAAGAATCGGGTTAACCGTATCTCCTTGTAACCTACAAGGTGAAAGCGGAAAAATAACAACTGAAGTGAAACAATTTGGTGGGAGATTTGGTAAAGACACTGATGGTTCTGATATAAATGATGATGGAGTATCTCATAAAAAAGAAGGTGGAATAAAGATGGAAGTATCTTATGAAGCTTTAAAAAATGGAACATCAAAGGTCTACGCTAAATTAGTGTAGTTCATGTTTAAAGAGATAACAAAAGATAACTGGTTACTTTTTGCTCAACATAATTACGATAATCCGACATTATCTAAAGAGCAAGAATTTTATGAGGATCTTAAAAGATTTAAATATCTTAAAAGACTTTTTCGTAAATATCAGATAACTGGTAATATAAAAGTACGATTGGCAGTCAATCATATTATTGTATTACAAAATATTTTTGGCGTGGAAGCTGCTTGTACTCTACTATTACATAAAGTAGATAAGATATATTGGTCTCCACTAAAAACAATATTAGTTTATCTTGGTTATCTATATCCACATGAACTTAATGATATTGAGTTGGATATGAAAATAAAGAAACTTTTAGAGGAAGTATAATGGCGAATAGAGTTGTTGATTTAGTTATAACTTATAGAGTTATCAAATTACTTACCACTCCTTTTGAAAAACAAGAGGCGTTTAAGTATGGTATAATTGATAAAGATGGAACAGTTTTGAAGAAGTATAGAACTTTAAAATCAACAAAAGAAAAAAAATCATACACTATTCTTCATAGATTTGTTTTTAATTTAAAACGAATACTTAAAAAAGTAGGAATGGGTGGAAGACTTGGCTCATTTGCTATTGCTCTAGCACTTTTATTAAGAGAAAATACTGAGTATAAAGAATACAAAACTTTACTAGAAAGTGCTGTTGTTACATACTTAAAAGAAACTAATCAATATAATACTTTACTTAATGAACAAGGTGATGTAGTATCTATTGATGAAGAACCAATAATGACCTGTTTTGGAATTGATATATATGAAAGAGAAGGTCAAATAATATCGGAGGACGAATATGCCAAAAAATTATAAAGACATGATAGACGAGCTTATCAATAAAATGGGCGAAGATGCTCCAGCTAATTCAGCTGGTGGTGGAGGCGTAGCTGGTATTGGAGTAGGGCCAGATGGTGAGCCAGGGGTTAATAAAAAAGATAAAAAAGATCCTTTGTTGTTTGGGAAGTATAAAACTTTTAAAAAAAAATTAAAAGAAAATTCTGATAATAATAATATAATGTTAACACAAATATTAGATACTATTGATAAAGTTGAAGTAAAAATAGATAATAAAAATGGTATCAAAACGGAAATTGTTGTTGAAGAAGAAAAACAATACAAATCGTTTAAGGAGAAATATAATGCCTAAATCATTTAAAGAATATATAGGTGTAAGTGGAGCAAGAGTAGGTGGCATAAATAATGTACATCCTATTGCTGATTTAGGAGATACTCCACCAAAAGGTAGAAGTAGTAAAGGTATAGGATTAAATGCGAGTACGAGTGCAAACTTTAACTCTGCAGAACCAACAACTTTAAAACCAATGGTAACAGGATCTAAAAAGATTCAAGTAGTAAGTAAAGACGAAAAAAAGAAACTTAAAGAAACACCATTATACAAATATATGGTAAAAAGAGGATTAATAAAATGATTTGGTTTAGTGCAATTAAGCTAGCGATAAACGCTGGAACACATATTTACAAAAAGAAACAGGAAACTAAAATGTTAATGGCTGATGGCGCAGCAAGACACGCTCAAAAAATGGCTAGTGGTGAGATAGAATATTCTGGTAAACTATTAGAAGCTAGACAATCAGACTGGAAGGACGAATTTATTTTGATAATCCTTTCCATGCCTTTAGTATTATTAGGTTGGGCAGTTTTTAGTGATGATCCAACAGCAATGGTTAGAATGAAGCTTTTCTTTGAATACTTTTCACAATTACCTTTTTGGTATCAAACAATTTTTGTTGGTGTAATTGCAAGTGTTTATGGTTTAAAAGCAACAGATTTAATTAAAAGAAAATAACAAAAAAAAGGAAAAACTATGAAAAACTTAAAAAAAATAGTAAAAGACCAAGCAGTACATTTGTGGGCAGAACATAAAGTATTTACAATTACTGTAGGTATCTTATTAGTGATTGCAATAATTATATAAAGATTAATATGGATTTAGATTTTGCAGGACAATTGATGAAAATGTGGCCTATCTTTATAGGGTTTATAACACTAGTAATAGTTCTTGCTAAAATGCATGCTACTATACAAGTGTTAGAAGAAAAAGTAAAGGTAGCTTTTCAATTGATAAACAAGTTAACAGATTATAATTATCGTAAATAGTCAATGGATTACTCAACAATCAATCTTTGGTTAGTTGTAGGGTTATGTATAGTTTTTTGTTGGAATCTCTATAACTTTAAACCATAAAACCGTATAAATAGTTAAAGGACTAACTATGAAAAAATTACTAATAATACTATTATTTACAGCTTATACACAGGTAACTGCGTCAGAAATGACATTTAAATTTGGGTCACCATCATTTTCAGGTAATGGTAAGTCATCACACTACCTAACAATTGAAAATATTGAGAAGACTCGTAAAGACGCTATCAAAGCACAAGCAAAAGCAGACGCTGATAAATTAATATCAGACGCAAAGAACACACCTATTGCTAAATTCAAAGCAAATATAGAGTCCAGATTTTATACTGCTCTTGCAAAACAAATTACAGACAATGTATTTGGTACAGATGGTCTTCAACAAGACTCAGGTTCATTTACAAATCCAGTTGGCGGCGAAACAGTTGCTTGGACAACTCCTTCAGGTACAGGTAATGTAGTAGTTACAGTTACAGAAGCAGACGGAACAACAACTGTATTTACAATGCCTAAAGAGGACAATAGTTAATGTTTAGATATATAGGAATATTCCTACTATCTTTAATGTTAGTAGGTTGTGCTGGGAAAGCAAAGTTTGATGTAAGAACACAACAAGTTGCTTATAAAGAATTATCTACAATCAAAAGTCCAGACGGAGAACCAATTATAATTGCTGTCTATGACTTTTTAGATATGACTGGTCAAAAGAAACCAGGTGGAACTTATGCTTCAATGAGTACGGCAGTTACACAAGGGTCGTATCAGTTATTAATTAAAGCACTTGCAGACGCAGGTGATGGTAAATGGTTTAGAGTTGTAGAGAGATCAAGTTTACCAAGTTTATTACAAGAACGAAAACTAATTAGGTCTACAAGACAACAAGTAGATGGTGAAAAGGCAGAGTCTTTACCACCACTATTATTTGCTGGTGCATACATCACAGGTGGTGTTGTAGGTTATGATAGTGATATTACTTCAGGTGGTCTTGGTGCTAGAGTTTTAGGTATACAAGCAAACAAATCATTTAGAAAAGACATAGTAACTATCATATTAAGATTAGTTAATGTACAAACTGGTGAAGTAGTTATCTCAACTACAATAGAAAAGACTATTATTTCTACATCAACAGGTTCAGATGTATTCAAATATTTTGATATGGATACAATGTTAGTAGAGATAGAAGCTGGTTATGCAAAAAACGAACCAGTTACATTTGCATTAAGAAAAGCAATTGAAAAAGGTGTAGTAGAAGTTATTGAACAAGGTGTAAAAAAAGAACTATGGGAGTTTAAAAAAATAGAAGAAGTTAAAGTTCCTGAGATAAAAGATTACATTGATGATGGTACAAATGATGTAGAAACTATTGAAGTTGAAACTACTAATAGACATAGTGATATTGTATTTACAGATGATGGTGTTGATATGGGCGAAGATAAGGTAGAGAAAACTTACGAAACTTACCTTGAAGAAAAGAAATTAAAGAAAGAATTAGAAGCTGAAACCACAGAAAAAGAGTGGGAAGAAGTAGATAAACAAACGGAGGAGAATGCTGATGAAACAGATAATGATAGCGATAGTGATTCTTCTAGCGTGGACAAGTAAAATTTACGCTGGTAATTCCGTTTGGGTTAAACAACAAAACCAAGACAGCGATGGTTCTATCTTTATAAAACAAGATGGTAATAATAATAAGGTTGGTGTTAGTACATCACAACCTTTCATAATAGACGGAAATAATGTAACAGTTATTATCAAACAAATTGGTAATTATAATGTAACAGATAGTAACAGTCATTTGTCATTTAAAGGCGAAGATATGACATTGAAAGTGGATATTACTGGTGATACTAATAGTTTTTTGTCAGACATAGATGACGCAGACGCTACAGGACATTATTATGATCTTAAAGTTGTAGGAAATCAAAATATACTTGACTTTGACGCTTGGGCAGCTGATGATGTATCAAAAACTAATATAGATTTAGATATTGTTGGTGACTCAAATACTTTTTGGGTAAGAAGTAGAGGTGATGGTCACTTCTTATATGTTCTTATTTCAGGTGACTCAAATAATGTACAGTTTTATAGTCCTGAATCTTCAGCAGGTTTTAATACCAATTCAAACATAGCAATTGGTCCACAAGTTGAGAGTCACGGACAGTTTGCAGACACTTCAGGTAGCGAGGGTGCAACGCTGGATTTATATATGGTAGGTAATTCAAATGAATTAGCAACTTCATCATACGGAACAGGTAACTATCAAGTACACGACATTATAGGTTCATCAAACATTTTAGGTTTACACCCTAGCCACGAAAATGATAGTACGGATCCATATGGTTCCGCATTGATTATTTCAGGCAACAATAACTATTTAAAAACAGTTGTCAATGGAAATGATAATGAATTAAGACTACACCAATCAGGTGGCAGAAACACAGCAAGAATTTATATCTATACATCTAATTCTGATATTAATATGGCACAAACAGGTGGTGCAAATACAGCAGACATTAATGTATCAGGCGATAGTATTTACGATTACACTTTAAACTTCACACAAAATGGTTCTGATACTTGTAATTATTCTTACAATAGAAACAATCAAACAGCAGATGTTACCGCTACTGTGGCAAACGGATGCTAAATGTTCAAACTTAAATTTTTCATAACACTTATAGTGCTATTGTGTACTACTGCCTTTGCTCAGATAACTGGTCCTAAAGTTGGAGAAGTTATAGGTCAAATGGGTACGACTTGGAATGAAAGAGAGGGTAAAACTCAAAACACTTCAACAGGTTATGAGTTACAGATGAAAGACTTTCTTCAAACAGGTGAAGATGGTGGTATGATATTAAACTATGCTGATGGCACTAAATTTACAATGGGTCCGAATACAGAATTAACTATTGATGAATTTGCTTTTGATACTTCAGTTATACCGATAGAATTAGCAATGAATGTATCTGTTAATGTTGGTACATTTACATATGAATCAGGAAAAGTATCTACTTTAGGTGGCGAAGTTAATATAAGTGCTGGTAATGCTGTAATCACAGTACAAGGTACAGCCTTCTCTGGAAGAGTTGATACTTCAGGTCACGCAACGATTACTTTACTACCAGATAGTCAAGGTAATGTAGGACAAGTTACTGTATCCAATGACGCAGGCTCTCAAACAATTACAAACGCATTTAGTTCCGTAACTGTTTTCGGTAATGATTTAGCACCAACACCTCCTAGAATAGAAATAGACAAAAGGAAAATTATTCAGTTAGATAGTTTTGAAGAAGAAATAAGAGATGAAACTGAAAGAGGTTTTGGTGATGTAGATACTAAATCTAGTAATGCACAAAATAGTGAAGACGCAATTTTTAATGAAGAATCAAATATAGTTGAAGATAGTAATACTATTATTCAAACTGATATGTCAATAAGTGAATCAGATTCAATGATTGAACTAGAATCCAAAGAAGAAAAAGCCTTAGACGCAGCTGGAACTGCTGCTGAAGCTGAAATAGATACATCTTACTATGATGATTATGAAGATGATTTAAAAGATTGGGGTTACATAGATGAAGACAATCAGATTTCAGTATGGGATGCCGATGGTGAAAGTAAAATGGATTGGGATGACGCTAAGAAAATGTATGCAGAAATGGATCAAGCATACTTTGACGCCATAGGTTGTGAGTCAGGCTGTAATTACGATACAATTGATTGGGATTCTATTGATTGGGATAATGTAGATTGGGATGCTTATGATGAGGCATATAACGATACACTAGAAAAATATGGTTTAACTTCTTACAATTCAACAGTTGAAGAAGTTGATGTTGTTGAAGACACAAAAGACGAAACATCAGCAGGTATAGATGGATATGATTGGGAAGATTTTATGTTAGATGATAATTATTATTCTAACGCAGAATATAAATCAAAAGGTGGTCCTCCAACATTAACAGTACAAAACTATTGTGAGTATAATGGTTACGAAGATTACTGGTGCAACCAAGAGTATGTTGACTATCTAAATGACTGGTACAAAAATGACTGGTATTTAAAAGTAACTGCTACAAGTTGGGATACAAAATCTAAAGATATATTTGGTAAACTATTTGGTTGGTGTGGAAATTGGCCAGATTATAAGATGTGTGAAAATCAACCTAAACCTTGGAAGATGAAAGACTTGAAAGACAAGTACATAACTAATTGGGATTACAACGATTACAATACTTACTATGACGCTGCTTATGACTGGTGGTACACAGGTTACGATTACAATAATGAAACAGATGAAACCAATTGGGAAGATGAGTATGCTTACGAAGATAATTACGATATAGACGCAGAATTAGAAATACTATTAGCAAGTTATGACAAAGATCAATGTATGAAATACGGATACTATTGGAATGTTGCTGGTCAATCTTGTGGAACTGAATGGGTTGATAACGAGGGTAATGAAACAAAAGTAACTGCTAGTGGTGAAATATTAAACTATACAACAGGTGATGTAACTCAAACATTAACATCAACATCTGGAGTTACAGGTGCTTCATCTTCAGCAACATCAACAGGTAGAGTATCAACATTGAATAATAACTCTGACGCTACAGCAAGTGCTGCTGACGGATTTACTACTCTTAATAGATATAACGATAATCATAGAGCATATATTATAACTGATACTAGCGAAGAAGCAGACATACAAATAATACAAGATTCTGAGGCACAACATTTAGATGTAGGTACTAGTGCTGCTCAATCCAATATCACTATAATACAAACGAACTAAATACTTAAAGGAATAACTATGAACAAATTTACTACCACTTGGGCTGTGGTTATGAGTGTTGTTATATTATTAGGATTGAAAATATTTAATCCGGCACCTTTACAGACCCTTGAATTAAAAACATTTGATTTCTACCAGAAATTTGGTATCAATTACGAATCTAAAAGCCTAATATTACTAGACATATCAGATAAGGCTTTGAAAAAAGAAGGTCAATGGCCGTGGAAAAGAGATAAACTAGGTCGTACTATCATCAACGCATATAAGAACGGTGCTGCTGTAGTCTTTCTGAATGTAGTATTTGTTCATAAAGATAGACTTGGTGGTGATGATATGTTTTTGAAGATGATTGATAAGTACCCTATCATATTAACTGAAACAAGTCAAGCAAAAAATTTAATCAGTATAAAACAAAAAGCATTAGCAGTAGGTGACGTAGAAGTACCTATTGATGTTGACGGTACAATACGAAAATTACCACTTGACAATTCTGTTCCAAGTGTTATAATGAAGGTCATAAAGTTTCCTATACCAAATCAACATGATATATGGATTGATTTTAGACACAATATAACTAGAATAGATTACGTAGATAAAGATTGGTCAGCTATGAAAGGTAAGATAGTTCTTATTGGTACAACTTTTCAAGGTTCTACTTTTGTTCTCACACCAGATGGTCTAAAGAATACACACGAGATAATGGCATTGTCAACAGAAACTTTACTATCAGGTAAGTTTATAACTAGACCAGATTGGATTATATACGTAGAGTTTGCTGTGATGATTATAGGAATGGGCCTATTCATATTATTGATACCTAGACTTGGTATAGTAATGTCACTTGTGCCATTTATACTATACAACATATTAATCATATTGTCAAGTTTTTATTTATTTAAGTCATATTTGTACTTGACAAATTGGTTATATCCTGTTATAATGGGCTGTATAATATTCTCACATTTAATATACAATAATTTTATTAGAGAGAATAGATTAAAATTACAAATTAAAAAACAATTTGAACATTATCTTTCGCCAGATATGGTCAAGAAATTACAAGATAATCCTAGTCTATTAAAACTAGGTGGCGAAACAAGAGAGTTAACTTTTCTATTCTGTGACATAAGAGGGTTTACTACTATATCAGAAAAATATCAAAAGAAACCACAGGAATTAACAAAACTTATCAATGCATTTCTAACACCAATGACTAATATTATTCTAAAGTCAGGTGGGACAATTGATAAATATATGGGAGATTGTATCATGGCGTTTTGGAACGCACCACTTGACTGTCCTAATCATCAGCATAAAGCAATTATAGCTGCTAAGATTATGAGAGAAACTATGCGAAAATTGAACTTAGGTTTTAAAATAGGCATTGGTATTAATAGTGGTAAAGCAGTTGTGGGTAACATGGGAAGCAATCAAAGATTTGATTATTCAGTACTAGGTGACGCAGTTAACTTAGCGAGTAGATTAGAGGGACAAAGTAAAGAATTTAACACAACAATTGTAGTAGGTGAAGACACATACAAAGAGGCAAAAGAGTTACATAAAAGAATGTACAAATTAGGTAGGGTAACTGTCAAGGGTAAATCTAATAAAGTTAAAATATATTCAATAAAATGATAAAAGATTTTTTAAAAGAAACACAAAAAGAACAAAAAGAACTAGATGAATGTAGAAAAGAAGCATTTAGACAAAGAGATGAAAGAAAAAAAACTGAATCAGAAAGAATGCAAGAGGAGTTGGAACCAATAGGTATACTCAAACGTGGCAGGACTTCCTGGGCGATGGACGTCAATTTCCGATTTCCAAGAGGAGATTGGAAGCAGTAGGATAATAGACGAATATGTTAAAAGACAGACGAATAGACCCAGAGATAGACGAAGGAACACAAAAGTTCTTTAATAAACTCATATTGATTTTAATAGTTCTTAATGTACTCATAGGTGTTCCAACAATATATGATATATATTTTTATGAACATACACCAAAGGTATATAGAGATACATCAACAATACAAACAAACGAGATATAAATAATAGAAAGTTATGAGAACACTAATTAGAACAATATTTGGACTTGTTATCATATTATATAATACTGTCACATATGCTGGACCCGAAGGTTTACAAAACTATCCTTGGACACTACAACATGCACCCATATGGTGTGGTCCTTTAGATATAGTTAATCAAGCATTAGAAAAAGAAGGTTATGAAGAGATAGAAATAGCAGTTGGTAGAACAGCAGCATTACCAACAGGCGATATTGTTTACGCTGTAATAACTTATATATCAAAAGACACCGAAGGACACATTATAAGAACAATGGAAACACCTGAACAACAAGAGAAGTGTATATTGAATGTGTTATTTGATTATACTGTTGTTGAATCAAAACCAAAACCATCAAATTAATATGAGCGATAATACAGAAATAAAAATAGATATAGAATCTTTAAAGAAAGATGTAGAAAATGTTAATAATATTCAAGGCCGTTTAGATACGGCTATTGATAAATTAACAGATGTTTCCACATCTATAAAATCTATGCTGGCTGTACACGAGGAAAAAATTGAAAGAAGCGAAAAGATAGATGAAGTTATTTTTGAAAAACTAAAAGATAGAGCAGAGGCTTTAACTGACGTTTATAGAGAATTAAAGAAAGATATTGAGATGACTGAAAAAAGATTATTAATCGAAGTCAAGTCATTAAAGAACGATATAAACGCTAGAGTGGGCGTGTTAGAGAGATATAAATGGATTATATTAGGTGGGTCTATTGTAATTGGGTTTATATTGTCTAAAAATTTTGCTACTATTATAAGAATGTTGTCAAATTAGACTTGACTTTTGGACTAATATATAGTATATTAGTAATTGTATTATGTCCAGTTATATTGATCTTAAATTTATTAGTAATCTAAAATCGAGGTTAAGTCATTTTAGACAAAAGAATGACTACTTGTTTAATTTTAGATGCCCTCATTGTGGAGACTCAAAAAAGTCGAAACTAAAAACTAGAGCATATCTATATAGAGTTAAAAATGATATGTTCTTTAAATGTCATAACTGTGGCGAAGGTCAAAACTTAGCAAACTTTATTAAGTTTTTAGATCCAAAATTATATTCTAAATATCTATTAGAAAGATATAAGAAATCGGCTCCAGCGACACCGATGCCGAAGTTTGATTTTACACCTGTGAAGTTTAAAGATCAAACAATACTTGACGACTTGAAAAGTATTAGTCAATTAGATGATAAACACCCAGCAAAACAATATGTTCTCAATAGAAAAATACCTGTTGAGTTTTTTAAGAAACTATATTTTTGTGATAAGTTTGGTCAATTAGTTAATCAGGTAAAACCTAATACCTATAAATCAACTAAAGACCATCCAAGATTAATTATACCTTTTTATGATACGGCCGGAAAGGCTTTTGCTTTTCAAGGTCGAGCCTTTGGAAAAGAACAACCAAAATACTTAACGGTAAAATTAGATGAAGATAAGCAAAAAATTTATGGTTTGGAAAGAGTTAACTTTCAACGACAGGTTTATATCGTTGAAGGTCCGATTGATAGTTTATTTATTGATAATTGTTTGGCAGCTGGTGGTGCAGATTTAATATTAAAAAACAAAATACCAAACGAACAAATCACATACATATATGATAACGAACCAAGGAACAAAGAGATTATAAAAAGAATGTATGATGTTATTGAAAAAGATTACAACTTGGTCGTGTGGCCTAGTGATCTGCGACACAAAGACATCAATGATATGATATTAGCAGGGTTGACAAAACTCCAAATTAGTGATATTATAAGTACCAATACATATTCAAAACTATCCGCACTAACTAAATTAAACGACTACAAAAAAATATAGGAGATCAATGACTGACGCAAAGATTTATGTTATCAAACGAGGTGAACGAGGCAAAGAGTCATTAAATATTGAAAAAATCCATGAGATGATGGAGTATGCAGTCGAAGGTATAACAGGTGTATCATCATCACAAGTTGAGATGAAAAGTGGACTACAATTTTTCGATGGAATTAATACAGACGACATACAACAAATTCTAGTAAAGTCAGCAGCAGATTTAATTTCTTTAGAAACTCCTAACTATCAATACGTTGCGGCAAGATTACTTCTATACAGTTTAAGAAAACAAGTTATAGGAAGATTGTGGGACCACCCACACATTTATGACCATGCTAAGGCAGCTGTTAATAAAAAACTTTATGATCCTGATTTACTAGTGAGATATCAAAAGAAAGATTTTGATAGAATGGAAAATTGGGTTAACCACGAAAGAGATTATACTTTCACTTACGCTGGGTTAAGACAAGTAATTGACAAATATTTAGTACAAGATAGAGCAACTGGTCAGGTATTCGAAACACCACAGTTTATGTATATGATGATTGCTGCATCTATCTTTATGAACTATCCAAAAGAACATAGAATGACTTATGTTAAAAAATATTATGACGCAATTTCACAATTTAAAATTAATATTCCAACGCCTGTTATGGCAGGTGTACGTACTCCTCTCAAACAGTATGCAAGTTGTGTGTTGGTTGATATTGATGATACTTTACCTAGTATTTTTACTGGTGATATGGCTATTGGACGTTATGTTGCACAAAGGGCTGGTATTGGTATTAACGCTGGTAGAATACGAGGCATCAATGCGAGGATACGAGGAGGTGAAGTACAACACACCGGAGTTATTCCTTTCCTTAAAAAATTTGAGGCAACAGTTAAGTGCTGCACTCAAAACGGAGTACGAGGAGGTTCGGCAACAGTCCACTTCCCAATTTGGCACCAAGAGATAGAAGACATCATTGTACTTAAAAATAATAAAGGTTCAGAAGACAATAGAGTTAGAAAATTAGATTATTCAATTCAAATATCAAAACTATTTTATGAAAGATTTATACAAGAAGGTGAAATAACTTTATTCTCACCCCATGAAGTACCTGAACTCTATGAAGCTTGGGGATCACCTGAGTTTGATGATCTATACATAAAGGCAGAAAGAAAAACATCTATTAAGAAAAAGAAAATATCTGCACAAGGCTTATTTTTTGACATTTTAAAAGAAAGAGCTGAAACAGGTAGAATTTATATTATGAATATAGATCATTGTAACACTCACTCATCATTTAAAGATAGAATTTATATGTCAAATCTATGCCAAGAGATTACTCTACCAACAGATCCTTTACAACATATAGATGGTAAGGGTGAAATTGCTCTTTGTATTTTATCAGCAATCAATGTGGGTATTATAAATGAAAAAGAAGAATTAGAAGAATTGTGCGAGTTAACTGTTAGAGGATTAGATGAAATAATAGATCATCAACGGTATCCAGTACATGCAGCTGAAATATCTACAAAAGCAAGAAGAAGTTTAGGTATAGGTTATATCGGACTTGCTCACTATCTTGCTAAAAAAGGTTACTCATACGAACAAAAGATGGGTTGGAAAGAAGTAGATAAACTAACAGAAGCATTTCAATATTATCTATTAAAAGCTAGTAACACACTTGCTAAAGAAAAAGGTAAATGTGAATACTTCCATAGAACAAAATATTCAGATGGTATCTTACCAATAGACACTTACAAAAAAGAGGTAGACGAGGTTGTAACCAGAAATCTAACTTATGATTGGGAGAGTTTAAGGAAAGACATTAAAGAGCACGGACTCAGACATAGTACACTCTCTGCTCAAATGCCATCTGAATCCTCTAGTGTGGTTTCAAATGCTACTAACGGTATTGAACCACCTAGAGATTATTTAAGTATAAAAAAATCTAAAAAAGGTCCATTAAAACAAGTTGTACCAGAATATAAGAAGTTAAAAGAAGATTATACATTAATGTGGGATATGAAATCAAATGAAGGTTATATTAATGTAGTAGCAATAATGCAGAAGTATTTTGACCAAGCGATAAGTGGTAACTGGTCATACAATCCAGAACACTTTGAAGATAACCAAGTACCAATATCTCAAATGGCACAAGACCTACTAACCACGTATAGATTGGGTTGGAAAACTTCTTATTATCAAAATACATATGACGCTAAAAAAGATATTGACGAACCTGCACACCCAATAGGATTTGTAGATAACGTACCTGAAGATAAATCCAAAGATGCAGAGGGCGCCGATTGTGACGCCTGTGCAATTTAATAGAGTAATAAATAGAATAAAATGGCAAGAACAGTTTTTAATAAATCTAAAGACGTAAACTTTTTAAAGAATCCTATGTTCTTTGGAGAAGACTTAGGATTACAAAGATATGATAGTATGAAATATCCTATCTTTGATAAGTTAACTCAACAGCAACTAGGTTATTTTTGGAGACCAGAAGAAGTTTCTTTACAAAAAGATAGAAACGACTACCAAGAATTAACTAAACAACAAAAGAGTATATTTACATCAAATCTAAAATATCAAACTATGTTAGATAGCGTACAAGGTCGTGGCCCATGTCTAGCATTCTTACCATTTGTATCATTACCTGAACTAGAAGGTTGTATTGTAACATGGGATTTTATGGAAACAATTCACAGTAGAAGTTATACATACATTATTAAGAATTTATATTCAAATCCATCAGATGTTTTTGATACAGTTCTACAAGACGAGAAAATCGAAAAGAGAGCTAATTCAGTTACAAAAGCTTATGATGAGTTAATTGAAATTGGTTATAAGTATCATATAGACAAAACAAAGGTTGATGAGTATGAACTAAAGAAAAAATTATGGAAAGCTTTAATTACTGTTAATGTATTAGAAGGATTGAGATTTTATGTATCATTTGCATGTTCGTTTGCGTTTGGTGAACTAAAACTATTAGAGGGTTCAGCAAAGATTATATCCTTTATCGCTAGAGATGAAAGTCAACACTTGGCTATATCTCAAAAAATAATAAACAACTATAAAGACGTTGAAAAAGATAAAGTAATGGATAGAGTAATTAAAGACACAGAAAAAGAAGTGTATACCATATATGATGACGCTGTACAAGAAGAAAAACGATGGGCAACTTATCTATTCTCTCAAGGATCAATGATTGGATTGTCAGAAAAACTATTACATCAATTTGTAGAATACATGGCGAATAGAAGAATGAGAGCAATTGGATTAACTCCAACATACAATCAAAAAACAAATCCACTACCTTGGGTTGACCATTGGTTAAATAGTAGATCATCACAAAATGCCCCACAAGAAACAGAAATTGAAAGTTATGTTATTGGTGGAATTAAACAAGACGTTACAAAAGATCAATTTAAAAAGTTCAAATTATAATGGAAAAAGTACCAAAACTTTGCACTAACTGCACTACTAACTATACTATAATCTGGGATAAAGAGGAACAAGACCTTGAACCTTTAACTTGTCCATTTTGTGGATATGAAGTAGAGGAGGATTCTGATATTGACATACCTGAAGAAGCCGAAGACGATAGTTGGAATTGATTATAGTTTAAATAGTCCAGCTATTTGTATAACAGATAGTAGTTTTGAATTTGAAAAATGTAGTTTTCATTTCTTAACACGTAAGAAGAAACATATTTGTAACTTTGGTAATAACATATTTGGTTATGAGCATTTAGAATATAATACACCCATAGAGAGATTTTCTCAAATTTCAGATTGGGTCTTTTCAATAATCAATAAAGTTAGTAATCCAAAAGTTTTTATAGAAGGATACTCGTTTGGTTCTAAAGGTCAAGCAGTATTTCAAATTGCCGAGAATTGTGGTATCTTAAAATATAGACTACAATTAGCAGAGATTGAATATAATACTGTTGTACCTAGTGTTGTTAAGAAGTTTGCGACAAGTAAAGGTAATGCTGACAAACAACTTATGTATGATAGTTTCAAAGAATACACAAAAGTTGACTTGATGAAAAAGTTTGATATGGAGAAGTTAAACAATCCGGTAACAGATATCGTAGATAGTTACTATATTGCTAAAGTTGGTTATGAAAATAGTATTAATAACATCTAAATAACTCCGAAGAATCAATAGAACTAAAGTTTGTTCTATCTTTGTTCTTTCTAATCATCAAAAAACCTAGTAAAATAAGGGCAAATTAGACCTTGACTTTATGCTATATCCTGATATTATAATAGTATATGACAACAAAAAATACTATGAAAAACGAAGAACAAAATTTGAATTATAATAACACTAACAAAAAGGATAATACACTATGTCAAAAGTAAAACAATATATAGAAACATCAGTAGAGAACGCTGTTGATAAGATCGTTTTCAAAATGAAAGACGGTCAGATTGATCTAACAACTGCTGTCGCAGAAGTTAAGAAACTTGATAACCTAGAAATGGTAGGTATCACAGAAGACAATGTTGAAGAAGTATTACTTACAGAAAGTAAATCGTAATGAGTATTGAAAACAAGATTGACGCATTTAAAAAAATGATTGATGGTCCTTACCACTTTGGTAAATTTGATAAAGACATACTTACTTTATCTTTTCAAGGTATCGAAGATAGTCAAATCATCAAAAAACTAAAAATTAAATCTTCATATTTTAAACAAAGAAGAAAAACACTATTTAATAGATTTAAGAATGAATATTTAGAAAATGAAAAACAAAAAGAAATCAGAGAAATGAATAGTCTAGTTTGGGGAAAAGCAATATATGATGGGAGAGTAAAATAATGAGTAAAACTTTTAACGTTTGTTATTTAAGAGAATATAGAGACCCTGAGAACGAGGCTGAAACATTTAATCTATACGAAACTATATACAGAAATGTACCTATGAAGTATCTTAATAAATTTTCTAATAAAGATTTAAAAATGAAGATGTTAAAACATTGCGATTGGAACTATAAAGAGACTGCAAAGAATTTTGAAAATGTAACTAATATTGATATAGTTATGGAAAAAGAATATTACACTTCATTTGCAGATGTGTATGGTGATGTAATGAGTAAAGATGAGTATAAGACACAAAAATTACATATGTGGCACGACTATGGTCAGCAGTATGATAGATCAAGTTTAAGAAAAGACTTTAATTCTAAATTAACAAAGAGTAAAGTTTACTCTTATAACGGAAAGAAATGTCACTAATGGATTTAGAACACGGACTTTTGCTAGGATTTATAGGTTGTACGGTAACAATAGTAGGTTTTACTATTGCTTATATGATTGCAATGTATAACCATAAAAAACAAAATAAAAAAGAAGAAACTAACCCTTTAAAAGATTATTTAAAAAGTATGCAAGTAGGTTGGAAAGGTGATGATTGCGAATGAAGTATAACGAAGAAAAAATTATAAAAGAAATAGGCGATTATATTCAATCAACTTATGGTCAACATTATAGTACAACCGAAGACGGTTTTCAAGTACAAGATATGTTAAGACAATTAAATATTGATAAAGATTTCTGCCAAGCAAATGCAATTAAATATTTGTGCAGATATGGTAAGAAAGATGGTAAGAATAGAAAAGATTTATTAAAAGCTGTTCATTATGTAATTTTATTAATGAGTAGTGAAGATAAAGCAGCAAAAGAAAAAGAACTAATAGAAATTGAGGAAAGAAATGGATTCTAAATTGAACAATAAAGTAGATATACTTAAATATGGCGATCTGGATTTACCGGTAACTGATTGTAAAGTTTGTTTTACCAATAAATTTGGAAAAAAATATAATGTTGAATTAACACGTTTAATCCAAGTATTTAATAATAACATATGGGAGAATAGTAAAAGTGTCAAATAAAGATAATAACAAATTACAAGAA